GTTGATGATGGTGGAAAATTCTCAGGAACACCAGGAACAATTCTTGAGGTTTATAGAGGTCTATCACGTGCTACTGATGGCAAGAATAATGATGGAACTGGTAATTACTACAAAGACGTAATTAATCAGAATTCTAATTATATTCGTTGGGCTAATGACCGTAGTATTGCTCCTTCTGCATCAGCACTAAATGTAGTTTCTTCATCAGCTACTGCTCCTGCTAATATAACCCTTGCTCATGGAGCTGACGGTCTTAATGAATCATCAGCAACAATTGCTATCCTAGGTTCAGCTTATGATCTATTCCAGTCAGCCGAGGATATCGATATTTCTCTAGTTATCCAAGGAAAGCCTATTGGCGGAACTACTGCAGTAGGTGGAAGAACAGTCAATAATTTCCAGTTGGCTAATTATCTAATCGATAACATAGTCAATTCTAGAAGAGATTGTGTGGTTCTAGTATCTCCTGATCGTTCAACAGTCCTTAATAACGTCGGCGACGAAGCTGTGGATCTTAAAGCATGGAGAGGATCTCTTAATAGTTCTTCATACGCTATCATGGATTCAGGTTATAAGTATCAATATGATCGTTATAATGACGTTTATCGTTGGGTTCCACTAAACGGTGACATTGCTGGTATCTGCGCAAGAACAGATACTACTAATGACGCTTGGTGGTCGCCAGCTGGTTTCAACCGTGGTCAAATTAAGAATCTAGTAAAACTAGCATTCAATCCACGCAAAGCAGAGCGCGACATTCTTTATAGTAACGGTATCAATCCTGTTGTAACATTCCCAGGTCAGGGAACTGTTCTATATGGAGATAAAACCCTACAGGACAAGCCATCTGCCTTTGATCGTATCAATGTTCGCAGATTGTTTATTGTTCTTGAAAAGGCAATTGCTACTGCAGCTAAGTATCAGTTGTTCGAATTCAACGATGCTTTCACAAGAGCACAGTTTAGAAACCTTGTAACACCATATCTACGCACTATTAAAGGTCGTCGTGGTATTACTGATTTCTATGTTGTATGTGATGATACAAACAACACTCCACAAATTATTGACAGCAATCAGTTTGTTGGAGACATCTATATTAAACCTGCTAGAAGCATTAACTTTATCCAGCTTAACTTCGTTGCTGTTCCAACTGGTGTTCAGTTCTCTGAAGTTATCGGTAAGTTTTAATAAATAGATAAAATATTCTAGGAGTAAAATAGATGGCTTTTAATATTAACTCTTTTAAAGTAAATGGACTACCATGGGGGGGCGCTCGCCCCTCCCTCTTCCAAGTCCAAATAACACCGCCTCCTACTCTACCATTGAATCCTGAAGCATTTAAAAAGCTAGTTTTCACTTGTAGAGCAGCAGAGCTACCAGAGTCAACAATTTCTCAGATTGAAGTTCCATATTTCGGTCGTAGAATTAAGTTGGCTGGCGAAAGATCTTTTGCTGATTGGTCAATTACAGTAATGAACGATGAAGATTTCTCTGTACGTTCAATGTTTGAAGCATGGCAGAATGCTATCAATACGATGCAGACAAATATTCGTCTACCAGAAGCTGCTTTTGAACAATATAAAGCATTCGCTGTTGACGTTACACAGTTTGCTAAGGATGGCGAAGTACTTCGTGTTTATCAGCTAATTGGTGCATTCCCAACTCAGCTTAGTGGCATTACACTAGGATGGGATTCGCAGAACGCTGTTGAAGAGTTTACTGTAAACTTTGCTTACGATTACTGGCTACCAGTAATTGAAGACACTTCAGTCAAGACAGCTGGTAAAGTCACACCATATCTCGCTCAAACTGATATCGGACCAATAGTCTAAATAAACTAAACTATGTGAATGGAGGGAGTTAACTCCCTCCAACTTTTGGAGAAATAAATGGCAGAATTATTCGGTTTCGAATTCAGAAAAAAAAGACCAGACCCAGAGCTACCGTCGTTCGCTCCACCAAAGGACTCGGACGATGGTGCTGTTGTCGTATCAGCAGGTGGTGCTTTTGGTACTTATGTTGATCTTGATGGTACAGTAAGATCTGAAGCAGAACTAGTTACAAAATATCGTGAGATGTCATTACAACCAGAATGTGATGCAGCTGTTGATGAAATTGTCAATGAGTCTATTTCAATTGATGAAGAACATATTGTTCAAATTAATCTAGAACAATTAAACGTCAAAGACAATATTAAAAAAATCATTAGAGACGAGTTTCAGCATTGTTTGAACCTTTTAGGTTTCAACAAATATGCATATGAAATTTATAGACGCTGGTATATTGATGGTCGTTTATATTATCATGTTATTATTGATGACAATAATCCATCAGCTGGTATCAAAGAAGTTCGTTACGTTGATCCAAGAAAGATCCGTAAAGTCCGCGAAGTTCAAAAGAAAAAAATTCAAGCCAACAATCCAGGCGATGCAATTGTTACCAAAACAGTTAATGAATATTTTATCTTTAACGACAAAGGTTTCAATTTCGGTAATAAAGCAGTCGGTCCATCAACTACTGGTTTAAAGATTGCTAAAGATTCTATTCTACATGTTGTGTCAGGTCTAACAGACAATCAAGGCACAATGGTTCTTTCCTATCTGCATAAAGCTATTAAACCGCTAAACCAGTTGCGCACCCTGGAAGACGCCTTAGTGATTTATCGCCTTGCTCGTGCGCCCGAAAGACGTATTTGGTATATCGATGTTGGTAATCTGCCTAAGATGAAGGCAGAGCAGTACGTTCGTGATATTATGGTTAAGCATAAAAACAGATTAATCTATGACGCCCAGACAGGCGACATTAGAGATGACCGCAAATTCATGACGATGCTAGAGGATTACTGGCTACCTCGTCGTGAAGGTGGTAGAGGTACGGAGGTTACTACCCTACCAGGCGGTCAGACATTGGGACAGATGGACGACGTTTTATACTTTCAAAAGAAGTTTTTACAGGCGCTTAATGTTCCAGTGTCAAGACTTAATTCAGACGCTCTATTTTCAGTAGGTAGAGCCACAGAAATTACAAGAGACGAATTAAAGTTTAATCGTTTTTGTATTCGTTTGAGAGGAAGATTCTCAAACCTATTCCTAGAAATGTTGAAGAAACAACTAATCCTCAAGGGTGTTACTACTATTGAAGATTGGAATTACATCGTCGACGATATTCGTTTTGACTTTGCTAAGGATAACTATTTTACAGAACTTAAAGACGCTGAAATTCTTGAAGGTCGTATAAACCAAGCAAGAAATATTCAGGATATGGTTGGTAAGTATTACAGTCATGAATGGGTTCGTAAAAACGTTCTTCAACAGTCTGACGATGATATAGCAAAGAACGATAAACAAATCAATACAGAATCACAAATGGCGGATCAAGGCGAAAACAGATGGATTAATCCAGCTATTATTAATAATGAAATGTTATTACAGCAAGCTGAAATGCAGAATCAACAGATGCAAGGTATGCAAGAACAGCAACTTCAACCAGGTGTTGAAGGTTCGCAAGGTCAAGATCCAGAACTAGCACAAAAAATGGAACAAGTTAGAAACGCTGAAATAATCGTAGATCAAATGAAGAAAATGCCAAAGGCTAATAGAACTATGGCAGATGAAGCAAAATATAAAGCAGCGGTACAAGTATTAGCAAAGAATCCAGAACTAGTACAAAGAGGTTCTGTTAGAGCTACAGAACAATAATAAAGGATGAATGTAAATGACTGACGTTAATAAATATGAATTAGATGACTTAGTTATTTCTGCATTAGATCAGAAGCCAACAGATTTTGAAGCAGCATTTAATGACTTGATTGTTGATCGTATCTCTACAGCTATTGAGAATAAGAAAATACAAATTGCTCAACAGATGTATGGTTACGAACCAGAAGTCGAATATGAAGATGATGCTGAAGAACAAGAACAAGAAATAGATAACTCAGAGGAAGAGGATAATGGCGAAGAAACTTAGAGATATTGCTGGTAAAGGCCAGTTCGCTGGAGTAAATAAAACTACAGTTGCTCCGCCAGATATTGACGATAAGAATTTATATCAGTGGAATGCTAAAGATGGCGTTGCCTTTGTAAAGAAACATGACACTGAGACTCATGATTACCCATATGATGCAGAAGCTGCATTCAAGGGTAAGAAGGGTGGTGGTGAAAAGACTTCAAAGTATAAATTCCAGAAAGATGGAGTTTATGAAGCTGCATGTAATCAAACCAATGAAGGTGTGATGTGCGAAGTTCACGGCGAAGCTGCTTGCCCATCTGGTTCCGATCAAGAACCAAGATATAAAGGCAAGAAAATGCTTACCGATAAAAAACATGTTTCAGAAGGACGTGTTGAAGATGTAGCGCATAAGAAAGTTACTAAACAACTTGCTGCTATAGCAGCTGCTTCTGACAAACCAGTAACAAAACTAAAACCAGGCAAGAAACAGTATAATCAATTAAAATCTACTGGCTCTATGTTTGGTGGAGCTAGAACAATGTCTGCGGGATTAGCAAAACGTGATATCGAAGCTGGCGAGCGTGGTTCTTCTGTAGCTAAAGCAAAGCTAAAAGAAGAAGATATCCAAGAAGTTGCTCCACCAAGTAAAAAAATTGAATCTTGGATCAAGTCAAACAAAGAACGTTTCATAAAACAGTATGGTAAAGAAAAAGGAACGCAAGTTCTATATGCTAAAGCGTGGAAAATGCACGGCCAATCTGAATCTGGCCCAGCAACTAATACTGATTATGCTGGACCAGGCGCTGCTGGATGGTCAACAGGTAGACTAGATGTGGGGACTTTATAATGGTTATAAAACTTTTAGGAGCAGAGGTTAGCATTTCAACAGCTAACACTTTTTCAAATACTGCTAATCTTTGTAGAGTGGTTGCTACTGGCGCTGCAGCAGTTTTAAATATTTCATACGCAAATGGTGTTGTTTATGCTAATACAACTGTAACCAATACAGCACCTGTCATTGTTGCTAAAGGTTTAACAGACGGTTTACAAGGCACTGGCCTATTAGCAACTCCAGTAGCATACAGAGGATAACAGATGAAACTCATCGCCGAATTAAACGAAGACACTCAATATATTACCGAAAGATCTGAAGACGGTAAGAAGCACCATTATATTATGGGACGCTTTATGACTGCTGAAGAGAAAAATAAAAACGGTAGATTGTATAAGAAAGATATTCTTGAAAACGAAGTGTCAAGATATATTCGTGAAGTAGTTAATGCAAAAAGAGCATTCGGCGAATTAAATCATCCATCAGGTCCAACTATCAATCTAGATCGTGTTTCTCATATCATTACCGAATTAAAGTGGGATGGTAACTATGTAAACGGTAAGGCCAAAATTACATCAACACCTATGGGTGAGATTGCTCGTGGTCTCCTAGAATCAGGCGGACAACTTGGCGTTTCTACACGTGGTATGGGTTCATTAAAAGAATCAAATGGCGCCATGATCGTTCAACCTGATTTCAAACTTTCAACAGTTGATATTGTTTCTGATCCCAGTGGACCAGGATGTTTCGTAAATGGTATTATGGAAAACGTTGAATGGATTTACGACCCAGTCAAAGGTTCGTGGCATGAAGAAAAACTTCATGAAATGAAGAAGAATATTCATTCTTTGAGTAAAAGACAACTTGAAGAACAGAAATTGAACATATTTGAGAACTATCTCACTTCTCTAATCGTAAAAAACAAAAAATTATAAATAATTGTAAATTTCTTTAATAGGAGACTATTTAAATGGCTAATAACGAAGAATTCGATCTTGAAGCTCTAAATGCTCTTGAGGAAGCCAAGGTAAAGGGCAAGAAGAAGCATCATGAGGAAGAGGAAGAGGAAGAAGAGGAAAAAGAAGAAAAGGAATCTTCTTGTAAGAAGATGGGAGAAGAAACAGTTGACGAGGAAACTCTTGCTGCATCTTCACTTCATCCAGCCGCTCGTCATTCAGATCCAATGCCAAAACTAAAAGCAATGACTTCAGTAATGAATGTTATGGCTGGCATGGGCAAGTCAGATCTTGTCGATTTCTTCAATCAGGTTCAAGCTCAGTATGGTCCAGGTAAGGATTGGGGTGTTGGTGATAAGTCAGGTCACAATCAGTCAACTATTGACATGAAGCCATCTGATGCAACTGCTAAGTCAGCTCCAAAGACACGTGATGCTATGCCAAAACTAAATGTCCGCGAAGACATTGAAGAAATGTTTAACG